AGAATCAGCACGATCACCAGTGTTGTATGTTTCTTCGGCTTGACGAGCAATTTGCTTGTATGGGATTGGAACGCCAGGGTTGGTTTGTCTAAACGTATTTACTTGAAACTCAAAAATGTCATTAATTTTGTTATTCTTGACAATCTTATGCTCGTCACTTGCGCTAGAAAACAAGCTCGCAACATCTGGCACACCAGACACACGGCGCAAGTAACGCATAGCATCTGCCTTTTCCTGATTAAAGCCTTCCAGCAGTTTGCTGTTCAAGCGCACATACTGTGGCCCACTCATGCCAGATCGCATTGCAATACGCTTTAGTTCTGCTGGATCTGTAATGCTGCCAAACACAATCTGTGTTTCAATATTGGCATACGCATATGGATCACCATCCTTTGGCTCAGGACTCAAGTACTTGTCCAATTGCTCAATAGAGAAGATGCCCATCTTTGCCACTTGCAACGCAATGTCTTCCTTGCGCTTCATTGGCTGTTGCCATCAAGTCTTGAAGAATATGCGTTTTGTCACCAAGCTGACCTTTGCGGATTGCATTAAGTGTTTGTGTTGGGTTTAACAAATACTGGTCTGATATAACGACTTTGGTCAACACATCAATCTTTGCTTGGCGAACAGCTTTGTCCCAGTCTGCTTGCATGGCATTGCCTTTTTCAAGACCACCAATGGCAGTACCAACTTGACCAAGCTTTAATCTAATTGCTTCAAGTTTTACATTTGGTGATCTTGGCTGTCCACTGTCATCCAACTCAAGTGGCGCTTCCAGCGTAGGCTGAAGCATTTTGATTTCGTTGAACAGTGCCTGTTGAAGTGTGACTACATCTTGCTCACGCTTGCGTTTTGCTTCAAGCTCAAATCCCTTTGCCATGATCGTGCTGGCATGCATTCCCATGGAACTGACAAACTTCAAGGCAGCTTCACCATCTTCTTTACCAAGAACACGACTGTATCCATCAGTCACGCTCTTCATTTTGGTGGCGGCATCTTGGACAGATATCTCATTGTTTATGAGCTTGTCATAAATTACGTTGTGTTCGTTCTTTGCTTCTACTTCAAAGCGACCAGACAATTCATAGCTACGAGCTTTTTGCAAAGCAATGTCGTAAATGCTGAAACCTTTGCCAAGCGACAAATCTACTGGTATGCCATTCTTTGCATCTTCAATTTGCTTGTCGGTGACACGGTAGTTGTTGAAGTAATCATTCAACGCTTGCTCTTGAGCTTTTTTTCCAGCCTGCTCAAACAATGCACCACTCATGCGATCAAGCACCTGACCCAAAGTGTCAGCAGTTTTCGCTTGCGCTCTGAAACCAACCTGATCTACAGCCTGTGGCTGGATCTGTTGCATTGGCACATTGCCAGCACTACGCAGTTGGATCTGTCCTGATTCAATTCTTGTAGCCATTACGTTCCTTTCTTAGGCGCTGATGGCACATAAGTTTTAGCCAAGTCAATACCACCTTTGACCAATGTGTAATTAGACAACAAATTACCCTGTGTACGAGCATTAGAAGCCGCCATCTCGTATTGACCAGCTTGACGCTGTGCAGAGAAGTTGCTCAGGAATGTCTGATACTGGGTTGACTGGATCATGGCGCTTGCATCTTCAAAGCCAAGAACTTTGGCTGTCAAAGCATTCAAGTCAGCAATGCCAACATCACGCATGGTTGCTGCCACATTCTCACGAGCAACAGCCGCATATGATCCTTCTCCAACAACCACACCGCTTGCCGCCGCTCTTGCTCGCATGGAAGCATTGGTTGCTCGCATATTCTTCAGCAATGAGTTACCAGCGATCTGGTAGTTCATAGCTTCATTCTCTGCCTTCTTCAGAATACGACCAGCTTGAATTTCTGCGTACTGGTTGTCCATGTCGGCACGAACACCAGCAATAGCCAAGTTGTCTCTGGCTTGCACCATGTAGCCAGTTTGCTGATTGATAGCGGCAGCTTGCTGGGCTTGTGATTGCCCATAAGCCGTTATAAATCCTGCTGCCGCTTCGTATTTTGTTGCCATTTTTTATGTCCCTGGATGTACCGCCACCCTGTAGTCCAAGCCAAGCAAGGTCATCTTCAAGGGTAGATTTTGTTGTACTTCAATGGATTGTTCTCTACTGTAGCCAAGTACGCCATTCACACGTTTAACGCCAGTAAATGTAGGCTCAGGGTCATCAAGCAATGCGTTGTCAAACAACCTGAAAGCCACTGGCTGATTGTTGATAATCAGGTGCTGTGTGTCTTTCACAATTGGGCTGATCTCGACAATGCGCTTCTTGAACGACAAACGAGAGCCAGTCTGCAACTTGACCTCAACAGGCATGGTCTTGACGTACACAGTGATTGGCAAACCAACCTCATACGATGTGGTGCTGGAACGATCAAACGTCACGGAACCACCACCGCTGACAGTCTCATTGGACTGCACCACGCCATCTGTGATCACGTTCAAAGCCTTGCCAACGTGAGGCAGACTGCTGGCGCTTGCCGCAGCACCGCCAATGAATGCGCAATCTGTGAACAGCGTATCTGTAAACAGCTCAACAAAATACCTGTCAACAGAATTGAATGTTCGCTTGGTGACTGTGTATATGTTGGTGATATCTACGCCAACGTCCAAGAATCTTCCATCGGTTGTGAACTCAGATGGGCTTGTGACCTGCTGTGAGCGCATGACGCTGAATGCCGCCATGCTGCCATCTTGCGTATTGGTCATCAACAGCAAGTCAGCGTCCTCTGTGCTGGACGCACGGCGCAATGCAATGCGCTCAGGGTTCTTCAGCAAGTGACCAGAGAACAGCGAGATGCGCTGAGTGATGTAGGTCAACTGGGTATCAGAGAACACAAACTCGTTGAGCGACTTGCCTTGGCGCTGGATGTACACAGAGCCAGAGTCAACAGACTGCACACGAGTGCCAGGCTTGATGCCGTTTCTGCTGACGTTCTTGAATGTGAATGTCAGTGGGGTAACTGGATCTGTGCCAGACTGAGGCACATAAAACTCACCACCAGTCGTGAACACTTGGAAGTCACGAGAGCTGATGTTCATAGCCAGACTCGTATTCCCAGCTACCACTTGCAACGGCTGTTGTGCTGAAGAATGGGTATTCTGTGATGGCGCTCACAACAGTAGTGCTGGTGTACGCCACAATCCTTGCACGACCTTGTGGACTTACATTCACATATTGGTTGACGCTACCTGCGCTAAATACGGCAGCAGATGCCGTCAATGTAATGTTGCCAGAGACAGCACTTGGTGTCAGTGTTGCCGCTGGGTTGGTGGTGGTCAGCGTGAAAGCATACTTGGGAATGCTGTCAAATGTTATCGATGTTGCCGTCCATGTGGCATCTGTGCCGCCACGCACAATCTTGACTGGCTGTAAATCTGGGTGGACAACGATCAGCGTATCGGCAGACTGAGTCCAGCACATGTCGTCAACCATGCTGGATGTGACAGTGGTGGTCAGGTAGTTGTTGCCAGTGCCATTGATGTTTGCAATGACAGCACCAGCCTTGATGATGTACATGCGCTGATGGGTAAAGCACAGCATGTAGCTGTCGTCCACAGAGAACTGAAACGGCACAAGACGCACACCATTGCCTGCTGATGGGGTACTGCTGTTGGGAAGCTCTAGGATGTGTTTTAAGCCTGGTCTGCGGCGCAAACCACCTTGGGGCTGGATCAGTACGTTTGTCGCCTTTGCCAACGCATTGGAGTAGGTAGCCAGATCCACCCTTGCACGGAGCAAAGGATCAAGCTCTCCTGTGGAAAAGTTGGTGGTAACGTCAACAAAACGTGCCATCAGTTCCTCACTGCAATCAGGCTGTAGTCTTCAATCACCCGCACTGGGTTGTTCTGTCCGTCAATTTGCATGGCTGTGCGGAAGTAACCGCCACGACCATTCTCTGAAATGTCGCCAACTGCAACACGTTGCCAGTATTGGGCTTTGTCTGTTTGTTCGGTAATGGGCATTGCCAAGTGCCAAGCCATCATGTACTTGAGCAGTTGGACAAAGTATTGGGGCATGCCAAACTCGCCAAGGCTGTACTGGTAGTCAATGTAGACGCTGGTCAGGTTGGTCAACAAGACATCGCCTTGGATCTCCCAATCCTTTTGCACAGGACTGCCAGGGTTGGCTGAGTTGTAAACAGCACGAGGGTTGGAGATTTTGTCGCCAGGCAGTTGATACTGGTACTTCCACACGGAAGTTGGGTTTGTCAGCAACTGCGCTAATTGAACCTTTTTAAAGCTGAATGTCCACGGATAGGTGGCAAGCGTAGAGTCTCTGATGTCGCCATACAAGCGATCACAAGCACTAGACTCATCAGTACCGTCATTGAAAGACGTAATAGCCTTGGCTCCCAGCATGATCAATGCATCTGAGCAAATTGAAATACCTGTATCGCCTGCTGCCATATGTGCCTCTCAATGTAAGAAAGGCCAGCCCCCGAATACTCAGTGACTGGCCTACTCAGTTGACTACTGATTAATCAGTGTCAGTTGCAGTAACGGTCACACCGTCAGTGATGTCAACCACAGTACCTGTGTTTGAATTCACATAAGCGGTAGACATTACAGGAGTGCCACCAGTTGCCGAGTAGCAGAAGATCAAGTCGCCAACCTTGAGAATGGAAGCCACCGAATTGAAATACCCAGAAGCACGGATAACGCTTTGAGCGTCAGCACTGCTGTAGGTATAAATTGCGGGAGCATTGCCAGCCTTAGATTGACCACCAATTGCGTTAAAGCCTGTAGATGAAAATGCCATGTTGTTCTCCTAGATTAAGTTTCACGGCAGGTGATCTTGACGATACCTTCATCGTCAATGGCAATAGCGCCAGCACTGAAGACTTCATTCACCAACCAAGAGGTTTTCTCAGGGATGTAGTTGATCTCAGTACGCATTGCAAGACCTTCGGCGTAGCCCACTGCATCCTTGTGGAATGCAAAGCAAGTACGATCCAAAGAACCATCAATTGCCAAGCCACCTTCAGAACGGTCACCCAACACATGGAATGTGAATCCCAAGAATGTGTTGATGTCGCCTTGCACCAATGCTTTCACACTGTTGAAGTCGGAGCTGGTAACGCTGGTTTCAGACAGCAAGTTGGACAAGCCATTTGCGTGGATGATGATATTGCGACCATCGGGTGGCACATTACCTTTGTCCATCAAACGCTTGGCTTCACGCAGTTTTGCTACGTTCATGTTAGTGGTTGAACCACCAATGCTGTTAGCAACAGTCAAGCTGGTGCTAGAGCCAGTCAAGGCATCCAGAATCATCTGGTCTTGACGGCGACCCATAGCGCCAGCAACAACTTGCACCAATTCTTGGCGCTCGTCAAAGTTGACTTTAGCTTGAGAGAAGATGTCGCTGTACTCAGCAGCGTTGTAATCAGCCAACGTACAAGTGACGGTGCTGAATGCTACGTTCAGAGGGGTGACATCAGTTTGGGGAACACGGACAGTGGCAACACCACGACCGACCTTGGGGAACTTTACAGTTGAACCTTCGACTCCACGACGCTGGCGAACCGCTGGAACCAGCATTGCCTTACCTTGGTAGGCTTGCTTGACTTCCGCATCGAACAGAGTAACAAAGGCGTTGGATAGA